GACCTTGAGCGCTACCTGACCGACGAGGAGCGCGCCGAGCTACAGGCCTTGATCGACGCGGACATCGCAGAGCGCCCGTGGGTGCCGCTGCCCGGGCCTCAGACGATGGCCTACGAGAGCGAGGCCGATGTCATCGGGTTCGGCGGCGCAGCCGGTGGCGGCAAGACCGACCTGGCCTGCGGCAAGGCCATCACACAGCACCAGGTCGTGCAGGTGTTTCGCCGCGAGGGCACCGAGCTCAACGCCATCATCGACCGGCTGGAGGGCATCCTCGGCCACCGCGACGGGCTGGGCGGCAAGCCCCCGGTGTGGCGCGACCCCGCCGGCAAGTGCAGGCTCATCGAGTTCTGCTCGGTCCCCAACCTCGGAGACGAGAAGAAGTACCAGGGTCGTGCCAAGGATCTGCTGGTCGTGGACGAGGCGGCCAACTTCCTCGAGGCGCAGGTGCGGTTCCTGATGGGCTGGGTGCGCACCACTGACCCCAACCAGCGCACGCAGACGCTGCTCACGTTCAACCCGCCGACCAGCGCCGAGGGTCGCTGGGTGATCTCGTTCTTCGCGCCGTGGCTCGACCCCAAGTGGCCGGGCAAGCGCGCCCAGCCGGGCGAGTTGCGCTACGTCGCTGTGGTCGACGGCAAGGACGTGTGGGTTGACGACAAGCGCCCGTTTGTGATGGTGGACGGCAAGCGCGACTACGGTTTCAACCCGGCCGACTACACCGGCGCCAAGGCCACGCTGGTCATCCGCCCGCAGTCGCGCACGTTCATCCCTTCACGCGTCACCGACAACCCTTACCTCGTGGGGACCAACTACATGAGCACGCTGCAATCCCTGCCCGAGCCCCTGCGCAGCCAGATGCTCTATGGCGACTTCATGGCTGGCGTCGAGGACGACATCTGGCAGGTCATCCCGACCAAGTGGGCCGAGGCTGCGATGGCGCGCTGGCGTGAGCGTGCACCGAAGGGTGAGATGCTGCAGATGGGTGTGGACGTGGCGCGCGGTGGCCGCGACGACACGATCATCGCCAAGCGTCACCGCGACGAGCAGGCCGGCAACGACTGGTGGTTCGACAGGCTGAAGCTGGTCGACAAGGACGAGACGGACGACGGCGACAAGTGCGCGACGCAGGTGATGGTGGCCAGGCGCGACGACGCGCCCGTCAACATCGACGTGATCGGCGTGGGCGCCAGCCCCTACGACAGCCTCAAGCGCAGCGGCGTGCAGGTGTGGGGTGTGAACGTGGCCGAGGCGGCGCACCGGGCCGTCGACAAGACCGGCGCGCTGACGTTCTTCAACTTTCGCAGCGACCTCTGGTGGGGCCTGCGCGAACTGCTCGACCCGGTCAACGACACGGGCATCGCGCTTCCGCCCGACCCCGACCTGCTGCTCGAGCTCTGCGCCCCCCGCTGGTCGCTGTCGGGTAAGACCATCAAGGTCGAGAGCCGCGAGGACATCGTCAAGCGCATCGGGCGCAGCCCTGACCGCGCCACCGCCGTGGTGCTGGCCACGATCAACCAGCCCAAGGCCGCGGCCCTGCGCGCTGTCGGCATCGAGCGCGAAGTCCTCGACTACGACCCGTTCTCCAGCATGTAGCGTGCCCGTGGCCGGCCAGCCCGGCCCTAAAGTCCGCGCCCATGTGTGCCATCGGCAACGACAAGACGCTCGCGCTGGGCACCGGCGCGGGCTCCACGCTTGGTGGCTCGATCCTGACCGGCGCCAGCGGCCCCGGCGCGCGGGCCACCAACCTGGCGCCGCGCAGTTCGCTGCTCACGGGTGGCGGCGGCCTGACGCGCTCCCCGTCGCCCGGCAACGGTGGCGGCGGCCGTGGTGGCCAAGCCCCCGGCGCGCTCGCCTACTGAGGACCACGACCATGTGCTCGACCCCCAACATCCCCGAGCCGCCCCCGCCCCCGCAGGAGGCCAAGCAGGCCGACTCGATGCAGGCGCGCCGCGGCAAGCGCAAGCCGCCTATGGGTGGCGGCTCGCTGCTGACCGGCCCGTCGGGCGTGGCACAGGGCGCGTCGAACCTGGGCGGCAGCACGCTGCTGGGGGGCTGATGCAGCCCAGCGGCTACCAGCGCAAGCTGCAGCGCAAGACTGCGCTGTGGGTCGAGCGTTCGTCCTGGGACTCGCACTGGCGCGAGATCGCCCAGTACCAGATGCCGCGCGCGAGCCGCTTCCAGACCAGCGACGTGAACCGCGGGCAGAAGAAGCACAACCACATCCTCGACAACACCGCGATCTACGCGCACCGCACGCTGGCCGCCGGGATGATGTCGGGCATGACGAGCCCGGCCAGGCCGTGGTTCCGCCTCGCGCTGCAGGACCGCGACATGATGGAGTCGGCGCCGGTGCGCCAGTGGCTGCACGACGCGGCCGCGCTCATGCGTGCCGTGTTCAGCGCCAGCAACACGTACCAGGCCCTGCACCAGTGCTACGGTGAACTCGGCGCCTTCGGCACCTGGGCCGACTTCGTGATGCCCGACTACGACAACGTCGTGCACCACTACCCGCTGACAGTGGGCGAGTACGCCATCAGCACGAACGACAAGGGCCGGGTCGACACCATCGTGCGCGAGTACAAGATGACCGTCGGGCAGATGGTCAAGCAGTTCGGGCGCAACAAGTGCAGCGTGCCGATCCGCAACCTGTACGACCGCGGCGCGCTGGACGACTGGGTCGATGTGATCCACATGGTCGAGCCACGCAGCGACTACGACCGCACGAAGCGCGACAACCTGAACATGCCGTTCGCGTCGTGCTACTTCGAGCCGGCCAAGGCGAACTGGGACCAGTTCCTGAGCGAGTCGGGGTTCAAGCGCTTTCCCGCGCTGTGCCCGCGCTGGGAGGTCACAGGCAACGACGTGTACGGGCACAGCCCTGGCATGGAGTGCCTTGGCGACGTGAAGCAGCTGCAGCACGAGCAGCTGCGCAAGTCGCAGGCCATCGACTACCAGGTCAACCCACCCCTGCAGGTGCCCACTGCCTACAAGGACCAGGCCAGCAAGCGCATCCCGGGCGGCGTGATGTACGTCGACCAGAACGGCCCGGGCGGCGGCATCCGTTCGGCCTACGACGTGAACGTGCGCCTGGACTACCTGCTCGAGGACATCCGCGACACGCGCGAGCGGATCAACACGGCGTACTACGCCGACCTGTTCCTGATGCTGGCCAACCAGCCCGCCAACGGCCGCATGACCGCGACCGAGGTCGCCGAGCGTCACGAGGAGAAGCTGCTGATGCTGGGCCCCGTGCTCGAGCGTCTGCACAACGAGCTCCTGTCCCCGCTCATCGACATCACGTTCGACCGCCTCGCCGACGCCGGTGTGCTGCCGCCTGCGCCGCCCGAGCTCGAGGGCGTCGACCTGGAGATCGAGTTCATCAGCACGCTGGCGCAGGCGCAGCGCGCCGTGGCCGCCGCGGGCAGCGACCGCCTGCTCGGCACGGTGGGCACGCTGGTCAACACCTGGCCCGAGGTGCGCCACAAGATCGACGCGATGCAGGTGATCGACGGGTACGCCGAGATGTTCGGCGTGGATCCGAAGTTCATCTCCCCCGACGAGGTGGCCAAGGAAAAGGCCGCCGCCGAGGCGCGCGCCGCGCAGGCCGCCCAGCAGGGCATGGCCGCCGCGCAGGCCGTCGACAGCGCCAAGACCGCCAGCGAGATCAACCCCGACGGCATGCGCGACGTGCTCGGCATGTTCCAGGGCTACAACAGCCCGACACCTCTGGAGACCGCGCTGTGAGCGTGAAGCCCGAGGTCGTCCGCCAGCAGCAGTCGGACCAGCTGTACGACGGCGACACCGGCGAGCACGTCGGCCAGATCGACCTGTTCGGCCGCGAGCAGTACCACCTGCGCCGTGCCGAGCAGCAGCACCTGGTCGCGCCCGGCAACCTGTCGGGCGTCACCTACGACACCGGCGGCCGAGCCATCGCGTGGTCGATCGACGGCGTGGCCTACACCGCGACGTACAGCGCCAGCGGCATCACCATCACTGGCTCCGACGGCTACCTGCGCGAGATCGCACTCGACCCGCTGGGCCGCATCGACGCCTCGATCCTCATGGAGGTCTGACATGCAGAAGTGCGACGACAACGCCGAGTTGCGCGCCAAGACCATCGCGCACTGGGCCGGCTTCAGCTACCCCAACAACGAGCGCGACATCGCACGGGTCTACGCCTTCCGCGAGCTCGACCCGGCCACGGCCACCAACGACGACGTGACGCGCGCCTATGGCGGCGACGGCTGGGCGACCTCGGCCGCCTGCCAGGAGTGCGGGTCACACACCAATCCGCGCGTCGAAATCGGCGGCGCGGTCATCTGCACCGAGTGCATGGCCAAGGCCATCGCGCTGCACCAACCCGCCCAGCCCGAGGCCAAGCCCGGGCTCATGGCGCGCCTGTTCGGCTGAAGGACGACACACATGGCACTGAACCTCCGCACCTCTGCACGCACCGGCCAAGCCCAGGCCATCATCACCGACGCCGGCTCGGGCGCGAAGCTGAAGCTGTACAACGGCACGCGCCCGGCGGGCGTGGGCGCCGTGGGCGGTGGCAACACGCTGCTGGCCACGCTGACCTTCGGCGCGACGATCGGCACCGCGGGCAGTGGCGCCATCGACTTCGACGAGGCTGGCGCCACACAGAGCAACGGCTCGCACGTCAACGGCACGCCGACGTTCGTGGACATCACGACCTCGGCCGACGCGGTCGTGGCGCGCATCGACATCGGCGCGGGCGCCGGCAACTGGCAGTTCACGGGCACCGTGGCCACCGGCCAGAACGTCACGCTCACCGGCCTGGTGTTCACCGTCGGCAACGCCTGACAGGGGCGGGCACCGTGGCCACGGCGGTCGCCGTCAGCTACAGCGTGCCCGCAGGCGGCGCGCTCCGCGCAGGCCTGTTCGACGCAGGCCTGGCTGGCGCTGTCACGCTCGCCAACACCGCCCCGACCGGCATCCTCGGCAGCAACGCGGCCGCGGTGTCGGGCTCGGTGCTGCTGAACGACGTGGTGCCGACGGGCACGGTTGAAGGTGCTCTGCCGCCCGAGTTCGATTCCGTCGACCTTGTGGCCTCGCAGGCGAACCCGCCTAGCGCCGCGGCCAACAAGATCGTGATCCTGAACCTGCACGCCAGCGGCGGCGATCCCACCGGGTCGGGCCTGCTGTACGAAGCAGCGTGCAGCGGCCAGCTGGCTTACAGCACGAGCACGACCTGGCGCTTTGCCCTGCAAGGCAAGACCGACTCGCAGACCGCACTGGCACCCGGCATGCAAATCCGCCCGCTTGACCGGGCCGGCACCTACCCTGACTCGGCGGTGCGCCAGTCCTATCACATGGGCTGGGTCGTGGACTTCGGCACCGGTGCTGTCGCGCTGCGGCTGGCATCCGAGCGCCGCATGGAAACGCTCATGCGCTGGGTCGATGACAACGTGGCGGGCCTGCACCCCACGAAGCGCTGCGCCACGGGCGACAGCATGGGAGCGTGGGGCAGCTTGCGGTTTGCCATTCGGCGGCCCGACCTGTTCGCCGCGGTCTACCCAGACCGCCCCATCTGGCGCTGGAACGCGACAGGCCGCTTCCAGGCGCCGCGCTGGGACATCAACTCGGCCGCGCTGTATGACCCAGGCACCACGCCGCCGCTCTCGGCGGTGGACGGGTCGGGCACGCTGCAAAGCCACATGGACCTGATCGCCTATGTGCAGAGCGGGGCGCCGATCCCATGGATTGGCTGGTGCGTTGGCCGCGAAGACGGCTTCATGGCCTTCTCAGACCATGTGGCCGCGGTCGTTGCGCTGCGAGCCAGGCGTGCGGGCTTTGCCTTCGTGTGGAACAACGGCAACCACTCCACCGGCTCGATCCTGGCCCAGATCATCAACAGCTACCCCTTCGGCCTGTTCGAGCTGGGCAAGGGATATCCGCGCTTCGAGAACTGCTCGCTGGACGAAGACCCGGCCGTCGATCTCGAGGGCGGCATCAACGTGGGGCTCACCTTCCGCAACGTGGTCGAAAGCGCCACCGGCTGGTCCTGCGAAGTCACCCACATCAGCAGCGCCTGCACCGTGGACGTGAGCCCGATCAGCCCGATCTACCCCAACGGCAACACCGTGATGCCGATCACCGTGACCATCCCGGCGGCGAATAGCTGGGTGCCGGTCAGCTTCGGAAGCTAGCCATGACCCCCGACAACAGCACATCCGGCATCAGCGGCAACGGCGTCACGTCTTACACGCTGTCGCACACCACGGGCACTGGCACCAATCGGCTGATGATCGTCATGGTGGGCATCAACGCGCCCGCCGATCGGATCAGTGCGGCCACCTATGCTGGCGTGGCCATGACGCGCGCCGACTACCGCAACGTCGGCGGCGTCGGCATCTACGCCTACTTCCTGTACGCGCCGACCTCTGGCGCGAACAACCTGGTGCTGACCTTCAGCTCTGGCACCAAGTGCTACGTCCAGGTCCACACCTTCAGCGATGCGCCGCAGAGCGGCGTGCCATCGGCAACGGCGGGCGGCGCGAACGGCTTCCAGAACTCGCCCCGCTCGGACTCGATCACCACGCCAACTGGTGGCGTAGCGGTCGGCGCGATCTTCAGCGCTGACGCCCTGGACTTCGCCGTCTCGGGCAGCGGCACGGAGGTCGGCGCTGCTGCCACCGATCCGACGGGCCGGCTTGAGACGCAGCGCCTTCTCAACGCGACCGCCATTGCCTGGACGTGGGCCAGCGGTCAGAAGAACATGGCTGCGACCGTGATGGCGCTGCCTGCAGGCCCGGGTGCAGGCGCAGATCTCACCGGCAGCCTCACGTTGGACGCTGTCGACCCCACCGGCACGCTGGGCCTGAACCCGTCCACGCTCACCGGCAGCGTCACGCTCGACGCGGTCGCGCCCACCGGCACGCTGGGCATCGCGCCCGGCCAGGTAACGACGCTGCCGTTCGCGCGCAACACCGGCTCGCGCCCGACAGGCCTCACTGCGGTGGCGGCGGCCATCCTCTCCGACGACGCGAACATGACGCGCCTGGCCGGCGCCACCTCGCTCAACCAAGACGGCGCTGGTCGCATCACCTACACCGGCGCCGGCCTGCCGTCGGTGGGCACCAGCGTGCTGGTCGTCACGCGCGAGCCCGACGGCAAGCTGGGCGTCGAGCGCTACACGGTCGCATGAGCACCACCCACCGCTCCGACACCTCGTTCGTCCCGGGCTTCCACCACTCGGGCGACCGAGGCCTTGGCGTGCGCGGCGCGGACATCCCGAGCGCTGGCGAGCACGGGCCCGGCTTCCTGTACCCGGGCATCACCCTGCCGGCCGAAGCCAACGACGAGTTCCGCATCGTCATCCTCACGGTGCCCGCCGGGCTCGAGTCGCTGTTCGTCAACGAGAACAGCAGCGCCACCACCGACGCAGGCTTGGCCGGCACGTTCGTCGGCACCTACGAGGCCTTCAAGAACGGCGTCAGCTACGGCACCAGCACCTACACCGTGAGTTTCGGCGACGGGCTCACCGGCAACATCACGTTCGACCCTATCGTGGCCACCGGCGCGATCGAGGGCGCGCCGATCCCGCAGGCCAACCTCGGCCGGGCCGTCGGCCCTCGCATCGGGCTGCGCGCCAACGGCGAGATCATCATCCTCATCTGACCGTGCCCGTGGTGCACGCGCGCAGCCTTACAGTGCCCGCGCACAGCCATGGATGACCCGACCGACCTGGAAGCACAAGAGCGCGACGCACAGACCCGAGAGGCTCGTGCCCGCGCTGAACGCGAACAGGAGAAGGAGGACATCAAGTGGCTGATGGCCCACGCTTCAGGGCGGCGCATTGTGGCGCGCTTGCTCGGGGAAGCTGGGGTGTTCCGCACGTCGTTCCACTCCAGTGGTTCGACGATGGCCTTCAACGAAGGCCGCAAGCACCTCGGCTACTTCCTGACAGGTGAACTGCTGGAGATCACTCCCGACGCCTACCTGAAGATGCTGAAGGAACACACGCGATGAACGAACAGACGCAGGAAGCCGGCGCAGTCACCAGCGAAGCCGGGGGAACGCAGAACGAAGGCGCTGGCCAGAAGCCGGCAGGTGAAGGGCAAGTCGACGCGAGCACGCAGGCGGAAGCCGGCAAGCCCGCGGAGTCGCAGAAGACCGAGGAGGTCGTCTACGACTTCAAGATGCCCGACGGTGTGGAACTCGACGCGGCCTCGGCCGACGAGTTTAAGGCGATCGCCAAGGAGTTGAACCTCTCCAAGGACGCCGCGCAGAAGGTCGTCGATCTCGCCGCGAAGCGAGAGCAGGCCCGAGCCGAGGCGTTTGCGAAGCAGGTCGAGGACTGGGCGAACCAGGTGCAACGCGACCCCGAGCTCGGCAAGCCCGAGACGCTGGCCGCAGCGCGCAAGGTGGTCGACACCTTCGGCGACGACGAGACCAAGAGCCTGCTGAACAGCACGGGCATGGGCAACCACCCTGCACTCGTGCGGTTCATGGTCAAGGTCAGCAAGGCGATCAGCGAGGACAAGTTCGTGGCTGGCCGCGACAACGGCGAACCCACGAAGAAAGACCCCGCATCCGTCCTCTACGGCAACAACCCCTGACACCAAGGAACTGAACCATGGCAACCCTCCCGACCCGCGCTGGCGCGGTCACGCTGCTCGATTTCGCCAAGTCGCTCGACCCGGACGGCAAGACCGCCACCGTCGTCGAACTGCTCAACCAGACCAACGCCCTGCTGGCCGACATGCCCTGGATCGAGGGCAACCTGCCCACGGGCCACCGCACCACGGTGCGCACGGGCCTGCCGACCGTCGTGTGGCGCCAGCTGTACGGTGGTGTGCCGCCCAGCAAGTCGACTCGCGCGCAGATCGACGACGCCTGCGGCATGCTGGAAGCGCGCAGCGAGGTCGACACCGACCTGCTGGCCCTCAACGGCAACGGCGCCGCGTTCCGCCTGCAGGAGGCCAGCGCCTTCCTCGAGGCGATGAACCAGCAAATGATCACCGCGATGCTCTACAACGACACCGCGGTCAACCCCGAGCGCCCGTTCGGCCTGGCCCCGCGCTACTCCAGCCTGGCGGCCGCCAACGGCCGCAACATCCTGGACGCCGGCGGCACGGGTTCGGACAACACCTCGGTGTGGCTGGTGTGCTGGGGCGCCGACACGGTGCACGGCATCTTCCCGAAGGGTTCGAAGGCCGGCATCGAGCACAAGGATCTCGGCGAGATCGACGCTTTTGACGGCAGCAACAACCGCTACCGCGCGATGGCCGACGTCTGGAAGTGGAAGTGCGGCCTGTCGCTGCGCGACTGGCGCTACGCCGTGCGCATCGCCAACGTCGACATCAGCGACCTGGTGGGCATCACCGGCACGCAGGCCCTGACCGCCGCGACCTGGATCGTGCGCCAGATGATGCTGGCCATGAACCAGATCCCGTTCATGGGCAAGGGCACGCCGGTGTTCTACACCTCGCGCAAGGTCAAGGCCTACCTGCAGATCATGTCGCTGGAGAAGTCGTCCAGCGTCATGGGCATCCAGCAGGCCGCCGGCCAGTTCGGCCGCCCGGGCGTGGCCAGCGTCGAGGGCGACATGACCTTCTTCGGCATCCCCGTGCGGACGGTCGACGGTCTGCTCGAGAACGAGGCCCGCGTCGTCTGACGCTGAACACCGCACAAGGAGCAGCAACATGATCCTCGACACCCAAATGTCCCTGAGCCGCGCGCAGAGCGTGGCGGCCACCGTGGGCGACATCGTCTCCACCGACGTCTACGACACCGGCGCCAACGCCGATGTCGGCATCGGCGAGGAGCTCTACCTGGTCGCCCAGACCAACGCCGCCGTGACCTCGGGCGGCGCGGCCACGATCGCCTTCATCCTGCAGACGGACGACAACGTCAGCTTCTCGTCGGTGCGCGAGATCCCGCTGACCGGCGCGCTGGCGCTGGCCGCGCTGACGGCGAACACGGTGCACGTCCGCACCCGTCTGCCGATCGGCCTGGAGCGCTTCTTCCGCGTGGTGTACCGCGTGGCCGGCGCGACGACCACGGGCGGCACGGTGACGACCTTCCTCACGAAGGACATCCAGCTGGCCCCGACGATCGCCACCACCGTGCCCTCGGTGAAGTGACGGGAGGCGCACGATGAGCAAGGTCGTCGGCAAGGCCAAGGCGCTGGCGCGGGGCTACTACCCCGTGAACGAGCTCGGCAACTGCAAGGTCATCGAGGAGGGCGAAGTCTTCGACCTCCGCGACGGCCACACCAAGGGCAAGTGGTTCGTCAAGCTCGACGCCAAGGCCAAGGCTCCCGAGAAGGAGCCGCCGGCCGACACCTCGGTCGCCTGACGGCACCAGCCGCCACCTGAAGGGCCGCCTCGCGCGGCCCTTCTTCCAAGGGGAGCACGATGCCCAGCCCGGTCGAGATCTGCAACATCGCGTTGAGCAACCTCGGCGCCGACAACCTGGTGTCGGCGATCGACCCGCCTGACGGCAGCGTCGAGGCCGGCTACTGCGCGACGTTCTACCCCATCGCGCGCACCCTCTGCCTGGAGGCCGCCCGGCCCGCGTTCGCCAAGACGCGCGCCACGCTGGCCGAGGTGACGAACACCAGCGCCGACTGGCTCTACGCCTACGCGAAGCCCTCGGACTGCATCAAGCCCCTGCGCATCTTGCAGAAGACGCAGCTGGCCGCGTTCTTGGTGCGCGACGACCAGAACCTGCTGCCCATCTTCAGCAACCTGCCGCTGGAGGAATCCGGCACGGTGCACTTCGAGACCGAGGGCGGCGTCATCCGCACGAACGAGCCCGACGCGGTGCTCATCTACGTGCGCGACGAGACCGACACGACGAAGTGGACGCCGATGTTCGCCGACGCCGTGGCCGCGCTGCTGACCGGCTACTTGGCCGGGCCGATCATCAAGGGCCGCGAGGGCGGCAGCGTCGGCGTGCAGTGGAAGGAGCAGGGCTACCGGCTGGCCGCGGCCGCCGCAGCGTCGGTGGCCAACCACGCCGACGAGCCGGCCGAGCACGTCCCCGACCACATCCGCGCGCGGGCATGAGCACGAAGACCCTGCACCGCAGCTTCGCCGGCGGCGAGATCACGCCCGAGCTCTACGGGCGCCTCGACCTGACGAAGTACCAGACCGGCCTCGCGCTGTGCCTGAACTTCGTGATCCTGCCCCACGGCCCGGCCACGCGCCGGCCCGGGCTGCGGTTCATCGCCGAGGTGCGCGACAGCACCCGGCGCGTGCGCCTGCTGCCGTTCGCCTTCAGCGCGACGCAGACCGTGGTGCTGGAGTTCGGCCACCAGTACGCGCGCTTCCACATCGGCGGGCTGACGCTGCTGGAGAGCAACGTCGCCATCGCGTCGATCTCGGGCTCGACGGTCAACACGACCGCGCCGCACCTCTACGCGACCGGCGACGACGTGTTCATCGGCACCTCGCCGACCAACGGCAGGTTCCACCGCGTCACGGTGGTCGACGCCGACACCTTCACGACGGCCGACCGATGGGGCAACCCGACCACCGCCTCAGGCACGACCGTGGCGCGGGTCTACACGATCGCCACGCCCTACATCGAAGATCACCTGTTCGACCTGCACTTCGCGCAGGACAACGACATCTTCACGATCACGCACCCCAGCTACGCGACGCGCGAACTGCGCCGGGTGGGTGCGACGAACTGGACGCTGACGACGGTCAGCTTCACCGCGCCGCCCGGGCCGGTGAGTGCGCCGGCGGTGATCCCGACCACGCCGACCTCGGGCGCCGGCGTCGACAACGCCTACGCCTACACCGTGACCGGCGCCGACGGCGTGGAGTCGCTGCCCTCGCCGACGACCGGGCCGATCACCAACCCGCTGAACCTGGCCGGCAACTTCAACGACATCTCGTGGCCCGCGGCGCCCGGCGCGCTGCGCTACACCGTCTACAAGCTGCGCGGCGGCGTGCTGGGCTACATAGGCAGCACCGCCGGAACAACGCTGCGCGACGACAACATCGTGCCCGACACGACTCAGGCCCCGCCCGAGTCGGTCTACACCTTGAACGCGGCCGCGGGCGACTACCCCGCCGCCGTGACCTACCACGAACAGCGCCGGTGGTTCGCCGGCACGGCCGGCGACCCGCAGACGATCGTGGCCACGCGCAACGGCACGCAGGCCAACCTCACCAGCAGCACGCCGGTGCGCGACGACGACGCGCTGCAGTTCCGCATCGCAAGCCGGCAGCAGAACGCCATCCGCCACCTGCTGCCGCTGGCCGACCTCATCGCCATGACGGTGGGCGGCGAGTTCCGCATCTACTCGGACAACGCGCCCAACATCACCCCGACCAGCCTGTCGATCAAGCCCCAGGGCTACAGCGGCGCCAGCAACGTGCAACCGGCGCTGACCAACGGCTCGATCCTGTACGTGCAGAGCCAGGGCTCGCGCGTGCGCGAGATGGCCTACAACTGGCAGACGAACGCCTACTCGTCGATCGACTTGTCGATCATGGCGCCGCACCTGTTCAACGGCCTCACGCTGGTCGACATGGCCTACAGCCGCGCGCCAGTGCCGATCCTCTGGGCGGTGCGATCCGACGGCGTGCTGCTGGGCATGACCTACGTGCCCGAGCAGCAGGTCTACGCCTGGCACCGCCACACCACCGACGGCACCGTCGAGTCGGTCACAGTGGTGAGCGAAGGTCTCGAGGACGTGCTGTACCTGCTGGTGCGTCGCGCGGTGCGCGGCCAGCAGGTGCGCTACATCGAGCGCCTGCAGACCACCGTGTTCGTCGAGCAGGAGGACGCCTTCTTCGTCGACAGCGGCCTGACCTACGACGGCGCGCCGGTGACGACGCTGTCGGGGCTCTGGCACCTGGAGGGCAAGACGGTGCAGATCCTGGCCGACGGCGCCGACATCCCCGAGCAGGTGGTGACGGGCGGGACGGTCACACTGCCCGAGGCGGCGAGCGTCGTGCACGTCGGGCTGGCCTACGTCTCCGACCTCGCCACGCTGCCGCTGGCCTTCGAGGGTGCGCCGGCCGCCGGGCAGGGTCGGACCAAGAACGTGAACAGCGTGGCGATGCGCGCGACGCAGTCGAGCCTGGTGCAGGCCGGGCCCAGCTTCGCCAAGCTGACGGACTACCCCGCGCGCGACGTGAGCGACCCCTACGGCTCGCCGCCCGCACTGCGCACCGGCGAGTTCCGGTTCGCCATCGGCCCCAGCTGGAACCCCGACGGCGGGGTGTGCGTGCGCCAGGCCCGGCCGGTGCCGCTCACCGTGCTGTCGATGGCCCTGGATGTCGCGGTCGGCGGCTGAGATCCGCGCGCTGCGCGACGGCGACATCACGTTCGTCGCCGAGCGCATGCGCGCCGCCGACGCCGCCGAGGTGCGGGCCGGCGGCCGCGAGCCGCTGCAGGCCCTGGAGGAGTCGGTCGCGCGCAGCACGCGCGTGTGGGTGGCCGATGTGCGGGGCGCGCCGGCGGCCATCTTCGGCGTGGCGCCGCTGGGCACCGCGCTCGACCCCCGCGGCGCGCCGTGGCTGCTGGGCACCGACGAGGTGCCGCGATCGCGCCGTGCCCTTGCCGCCCTGACGCACCGCTACATTCGCCAGATGCTGGGCGAGTACCCGCACCTCATCAACCTGGTGCACAGCCGCAACGCGGTGGCCGTCGCGTGGCTTCAGCACGTCGGCTTCACGCTCGGCCAGCAGTTCACGCACCCGGCGACGGGTGAGCCCTTCACCGTCTTCGAGATGCGCCATGTGTGAGCCAGCCACCATCATGCTCGCCGCCACGCTGGGCTCGAGCGTGCTTGCCGCCAAGGGCGCCTACGACCAGGGGCAGGTGCAGAAGCAGGTCGGGCGCAACAACCAGATCATGGCCGAGTACGCCGCGGTCGACGCGATCCGCCGCGGTGACCAACAGGCCGCCGAGGTCAACCGGCGCGCCGCGCTGACCAAGGGCTCGGCGCGCGCCAACCTGGCCGCCCGAGGCGTGGACCTCGGCGCCGGCACGGCCGGCGAGATCCAAGAGCAGATCGACTTCTTCGCCGAGGGCGACCAGAACACCGCGCGCTTCAACGCGCAGCGCGACGCCTGGGCTGCGCGCGCCAGCGGGCAAGCCTCCCGCGCGCAGGGCGACGCCGCGGCGCGCCAAGGCAACCTCGCCGCTTTCAGCACGCTGTTGGCCAGCGGCGGGCAGGTCGCGGACAAGTGGGGCAGCTTCGCCAAGCCGAAGATGAGCACCACCAACGGCCACGGCGCCTGGACCTGACATGGCCCGCGTCCCCGTCACGCTGGGCCCGCAGGTCGAGACCCGCGCGCTCAACACCCCCACGCAGGGGAACATCGACGTCAGCAGCGGGCTGCAGGCGGCGAGCCGCGCGCTCGGGCAGATCGGTCAGGTCGCCGAGCGCCGTGTCCAGCAGCAGATCGCGGCCGAGGCCGACGCCGCCGACGCCGAGATCGCCGCCGGCTGGCTGGAGTGGGACGCCAAGGCGCGCCGCCAGTACCAGGGCGCCAACATCGGCGAGTACGAGGCCGAGGCGTCGAAGTGGTGGAGCAAGGCCCGCGAGACCTACGGCAAGAACCTGGCCCCGGCCGCGCGTGAGCGCGTCGGCCAAGCGCTGGCGCGCAAGCACGCGAGCGCGATGGGCTCGGTCGCGCAGCACTCAGCTGGCGTGCGCGAGCAGTGGGCCGACACGCAGGCCGAGGCTGCGGCGCAGACCACCATCGAGTTCGGCATCGACACCGGCGACACTGCCGGCGCCGCGGCGCGCGTGCGCCAGCTGGCGGCCGAGAAGGGCGCACGCAAGGGCTGGTCGACCGAGATGGTGCAGGCCGAGCAGCAGCGCCTGCTGGGCACGCTGCACCTGAGCTACATCACCCGGCTGGCGCAGGACAGCCCCGACAAGGCCCGGGCCTACTACGACGCGAACAAGACCGAGATCCCCGGCACCGCGCAGGCGCGCGTCGAGGAGGTGCTCAAGGCCGAGAGCGACAACCAGTTCGCCAAGACCGAGGCGGTGCGCCTGTACGCCCTGCCGGCCGGCGAGCGCGCCGCCGCGCTGGCCAAGATCGGCGACCCCGACCGCCTGGCCAAGACCCGCACCGAGATCAACAACATCGCCGCCGTCGAGAAGGCGGCGCAGCAGCAGCGCGAGGCCGCGGCCAGCGACGAGGCGTGGCAGATGGTCGGCGCCGGCCGGCGCGTGCCCGAGGCCACGCTGTTGCGGATGAACGGCCGTGAGCGCGTGCAGCTGCAGGATTACCTGCGCGACCGGGCGAAGGCGGCCGCGGGCGGTAGCGGGCCGGTGCGCACCGACCCGGCGTTCTTGGCCCGCATCTACGACCTGGCCCGGGACAACCCCGAGGAGTTCACCAAGCTGCGCATGGAGCCGCTGGCGCTTCAGATGAGCACCAGCGACATGGAGCAGGTGGCGCGTCTGCAGCGCGACATGCGCGACCCGGGCAAGCAGAAGGACGCGCTGACGGTGGCCCAGCAGATCGGGGTCTACGCGAAGCCGCTGAACGTCAAGCAGCGCGCGGCCTTCGAGTCCGCGGCGCTGTCTGAGGTGGTCCGCTTCCAGGACGAGAAGGGCCGGCCTCCCAACCAGGCCGAGCGCAAGGACCTGTTCGACGCGCTGATGGTCAACGGCATCCTTGAGGACGAGTTCCTGTTCTTCGACACCGAGCGCCCGGTCTACCAGATGACGCCTGAGCAGCGCGGCCGCGCACGCCTGCCGGCGCAAGCCCAGCAGCCCGCTGCGCCCGTCCGCGTGCGCACGGTGGAAGAAGCCCGCGCGCTGCCGGCCGGCACGCGCTTCATCGACCCCAACGGCGTCGAACGCATCCGATGAGCAACTTCGACGAGTTCCAGCGCGCGCCCGAGGCCGACCCGTTCGACGAGTTCGAGCGCGCGGCGCCGCCCGTCCGCACGGTGCTCAAGGCCGCGGCCACGATCAAGCCCGACGACATGGCCGAGGCCGAGCGCCTGGCCAAGCGCTACCCCGCGCCGGTCGACACGCTCTACCGCAACCTCGCCGACGTGCGCCTGCAGGCCGCGGTCGACGACGCCGACGAGCGCCTGCGCACCAGCCCCAAGCTGGCGGCCGCGCTGGCGCAGAACCCGCGCCTGGCCACGGTGGCGCACGACGACGTGGGCCCGCTGGCTGACCTTGAGCAGTTCACGCGCGACATCGGCGGCGCGATCAAGGCCGGCGTGTTCCGCGCGAGCCGCGGCGCGGCCGGCACCTTCCAGGCCGGGCTTGAGCTCGTCGCGCCGGTGCTCGACATCTTGGAGCCTTACAACGACCAGCAGATGGTCGGTTGGCGCGGCGAGATCGGTGGCAACCCGTTGCGCCGACTGGCCGAAGGCTTCGCCATCAGCGGCGAGGGCGCTGGGCAGACGGCCAAGGCCGCGATGCCGAAGACGAACGGCGTCGTGATGGGTGGCTTCTTCAGCGGCGTTCAGTCGCTGACGCAGAACCTGCTGGTGTTGCCGGCTGCGTTCTTGCCCGGCGGGCAGGCGTTCGCGCTCGGCGGCATGACCGCCATGACCGGGGGTGACGCCTACCAGACCGCGCGTGAGCAGGGCCTGCCGATGCAGCAGGCGCTCCCCTTCGCCGCGTCGCAGGCGGCCATCGAGTACGCCACCGAGAAGCTGCCGCTGGCAACGCTGCTCAAGGACGTGAAGGCGGGCACCGGGTTCTTGCAGGTGCTTGGTCGCCAGATCGCGCTGGAGGTGCCGGGCGAGCAGATCGCCACGGTGCTGCAAGACCTGAACGAGTGGGCTGTGCTGCCCGAGAACGCAGGCAAGCCGTTCAGCGCCTACATTGAGGAGCGGCCGAGCGCGGCTGCGCAGACGCTGGTCGCTACGATCGTCGGCACCGGCGGCAACGTGGCGGTGGTCAAGGGCATCGAGGCCGCCATCGAGCGCGCCACGCGCGACGGCGTGAACATGCAGCGCGCGGGCATCCTCGGTCAGGCGCTGGAGCAGGCCATGAAGGGCGCCGAGGCGTCGGCCCTGCGCGAGCGTTCGCCCGAGCAGTTCCGCGCCGTGTTGAACCAGATGACTGACGACGGCGCGGTCTACGTCGACGCCGAGGTGCTGAACCAGCTGCCGGCCGACATCCTTCAGCAGATGGAGGGCGTGGCGGCCGAGTTGCCCGCGGCGCTGGCCATCGGCGCGTCGGTGCCGGTGAAGGTCGCCGACGCGCTCACCCTGCTGCCGGGCACGCCCCACGCCGAGACCTTCCTGCAGAACGCCCGCAGCGCGCCAGACGCGCCCTCTCTGGTGGAAGCCGAGGCGGCGGGCAAGAAGGCGCAGGAGTACCTGCAGCAGGAGGCCGAGCGCGTCATCTTGGCGGCGCAGGACCAAGAGGCCGCGCGCGCGTCGCAGGAAGCGGTCAAGCAGAACATCAAGGCGCAGCTGGCCGCCACCGGCCGCTTCCGCGACGCGGTCAACGAGGGCTACGCCACCTGGGCGTCGGCGTTCTACACCGCCTACGGCTCGCGCGTGGGCGTGACGCCCGAGCAGTTCTTCCAGCGCTACCCGCTGCGCATCCTGGGCGCGCCGTCGGGGGTCGCTTCGCCGGTGATGGAACAGCGACAAGCATCGGAGGCCGTGCCCACCGGCGCTATCAGCCCGATCACGCGCAAGCCGATCATGGAACTGCGTGACGCCAACGGTCAGCGCATCGGGCTGACGCACAGCTACGACACGCCCAAGGAGGCACTGGAGAAGTTCAACGCGCCGAAGACGAGCGCTGCGCCTGCGCCGACGTACACGCTGCCCGAGCCGGAACTGCCGAAGCGCAGCAACTGGAAGCAGGTCAAGGGTCAGAAGTTCACCGCGCTGGACGAGGACGACGGTTTTCTCTACCACGTCACCGCAGCGCCCAACGCAGCCGGCATCCGCGAGGATGGGCTGGTCCCTGGCGACGGCAGCACGTTTGGTGGGGCGTACGCCGGCTACTCCAAGGGCAAGGTGTTCCTGACTGAACGCAGCGGCGTTTCCTTCTGGAAAGACAAGGTGGAACAGATGCTGTTCCACAACTCCGACAACCCGCCGGCTGTTGTCGTCATGCGTATTCCGAAGGACAAGGTCAAGGCGCCGCTGACGCCTGACGACATCGGCACGCAGGACGCCAACGCACGGGCCTACTTCGCCACGGAAACGCTGCGCCAGCCCGCCGCCGGCCAGGGAGGTGCGGGTCGCTTGGAGCAGGGGCGCCCGTCCATGACCGAGGACGAGTACATCCAGCGCATCAACCCGGAAGGGCGGCGCATCCCCGAAGGCTATCGCCCGGTCGAGTACGCCGCCGACATGGGGGACATGCTCGGATCAGGCATCCGCACGACTGCACTTGGCACGCACCGCGTCAAGGGCGGGCTGTCCATCAAAGTCGTGCTCGACTCGGTGGGCGGCGTCTTCGCCGTGCACAAGGGCAAAGTTATCGGCTACATGGCTGGCGGCGACCGCGAGACGCAACTGTCCGTCGCGCAGGAGTACCAGGGCAAAGGCATCGGCTCGCTGCTGTCGCGCTACTACCGCACGCGCAACCCGTTCGCGCCGTCGGGCGGGCTGACCGAAGGCGGCGAGCGCGCTGCCCGCAGCGCCTACCGCTACATGGTGGCGAACGGGCTGTTCGACCCCCCGGGCCAGCCCGCCGCCGACCCGGGGGGTGCGGGTCGCTTGGAGCAGTCGGCGGGGTTGGCTCTGGTCGGCGGCTACCAGTCGGTGACCGTTGGCGACACGACGGTCGACGTGACGGTCAGCACTGGTCGCGCCGAGATCAGCATGGTGCGGACGCCCGACGACAAGCGCGGTCAAGGCTCTGCGCGCCGCGCGTTGGAGCAGGTGCTGGCTGCTGCCGATGCGCGCGGCTTGCAGGTTGTGCTGACCGCCGAGCCGATGGACCGGAAGACCAGCAAGGCCAAGCTGGAGAAGTTCTACAAGTCGATGGGGTTCAAGCCCAACAAGGGGCGCAACAAGGACTTCACGACGCAGGCCGGCATGGTGCGTGAGGCGCGGGCGCCTACGCTGAAACAGTCCGACGGGTTCGACCGCTTCGTAGGCGACGCCACGCGCGTCGACCTGGGCGACGCGCACGAGTTCAAGGACGGCGAGCCCGTGGTCGTCGCTGCGTTGCACGGCACCACCGGCGACTTCACCGCGTTCGACCCGGCGATGGCGAACATCGAGTCGGACCTGGGCGGCGGGTTCTACTTCACGAACAACCCCGCCGACGTTGGCGAGAACTACGCAGGCATGGGGCCGGATCTCACCAACAAGATCCAGCTGGAGGCCGAGCGCCTGGAGTCGGTCGACGACCTTGACCCAGACGAGGCGCAGCGCATCGCCCGCGACAAGTGGATGGCCAACGAAGGCCTGACCATGCCGGTGTGGGTCAAGCTGCAGAAGCCCGTGGTGCTGGGCGGGTCGCGCGAGACCTTCCTCACCTACGAGGAAAGCTACAACGAGGAGACCGACGAGTACGGCGAACCGACAGGCACGCTGGTCGACGTTATCGACGCGCTGCGCGAGGTGGCGCAGGACGAACGCTATGGCGACGCCGACGTCGAACAGACCATTGGCGAGATCATGGAACGCGCGCTGGACAACGGCGGCATCTCCGCGCGTGAACTCATCGCCACCGCGAAGCTGTCCGAGGGCCTGCAGTACGCCGCCGACTATGAGTCAGACGGCAAGCTCGCCAGCACCGAGATCCTGCGCCGCGCGTTTGAGGGCGCCGGCTTCGACGGCTTCATCGACCAGACGGTCGGCGAGAAGTTCGGCAGTCAGAGCGAGGGCCAGCGCAAGTACGGCAAGGGCATGAAAGGTATGGACGCTGACACCGTCCACTTCATCGCGTTCAAGCCCACGCAGATCAAGAGCCGGCTGGGCAACAGCGGTGCGTTCGACGAGTCCGATCCCGACATCCTGAAGCAAGGCCCCCGCGGCACCTTCAACCCCGCCAGCCTCGAGCTCGTCCTCAACCCCAACGCGAACCTCTCGACCTTCTTCCACGAGACGGGCCACTTCTTCCTGGAGGTGATGGCCGACATCGCGTCGCAGCCCGACGCGCCGGCGCAGATCGTGGAGGACATGAGCACGTTCCTGAAGTGGGCGGGGATCAAGGGCGACGAGAACGTCGGCGGGCAGGATGCGGGCGGGGAGTTGGCGCAGATGCCACCGCCAGCCGGCTTCGAGACCAAGGTCGTCGGCCCTGACGGCGCGCCCGCGATCGTCTACCACGGCACCGGCGTCGACATCCAGAAGATGCGCACCACCGGCGGCGACGGCAAGACGCATGACACCGGCGCGTTCTTCAGTTCCTCGCCGGCCATCGCGGCGACCTACGCCACGGGCGAAGGCCCCAACGTGGTGCCCGTCTACCTCGCGCTGAAGACGCCCGTCGTCATCGACGCAGGCGGGGCTAACTGGAACCGGATCGCGCAGAAGGCCAAGGTCGAACTGCCGGCCATCGAGGTCAGCGACCAAGCCGACGAGAACCTGCTGGCCGAGCTAGAGGGTCGCCAGCCTGCGCAAGGCGTGACGAAGAAGCGCAAGGCGAAGAAGACCAACGTCCGCGAACTGTTCAAGGGCGAGTGGGACTACCCCGACGACACCGCGTCGACCGACGACTTGGCGCGGTGGGCGCGCAAGCAAGGGTACGACGGCCTCATCGTCCGCAACGTGATGGACCACGGGCCGTCCGGGCGCTTCGCCACCGAGGACAAGGTCAGCGACATCTTCGTCGCGTTCTATCCCGAGCAGGTGGTCAGTTCACTGACCGGCGAGCCTTTGGCCCAAGACGGCCAGCCAACCGCCCCCACCCAACCCATCACCCCCCGCCGCACCCCGCTGGAGACGTGGAACGCGATGACCCTCGACCAGAAGCGCCCGTACCACGAGCGCTGGGCCGAGAGCATCGAGCAGTACGTCATGGAGGGGCGCGCCCCCAGCGTCGAGCTCCAGCCGCTGATGCGGCGGTTCGCCAGCTGGCTGAAGTCGGTGTACGGGTCGATCAAGGCGTTCCTCGCGTCGCGCGGTGTGGCGCCTGCGGGTGGCTCAAGCCTTGAGCAGTCTGCCTACCACGGCACGCCGCACCGAGGCATCGAGAAGTTCAGCACCGACAAGATCGGCACGGGCGAGGGCGCGCAGGCCTACGGGTGGGGCCTCTACTTCGCGTCGAAGCGCGAGATCGCCGAGTGGTATCGCAAGAAGCTGTCGGGCGGGGACAGCGGCACCTTCACGAAAGACGGCAAGACGCTGGAGTCGACCGCCGACTTGGCCGAGGCGTACTACCAGCCGGGGCGTCTTGTCCGCGGCTACAGCGGCACCGACAAGGTGCTGGAGTTCAAGAAGACCACCGAGTTCGGCTGGACCGTCAAGGTCGTCGGGGTTCGCGCTGACGGCTCGCCGATGGCGAGTGAGCGCCCGCGCTGGCACGCCACGTTCCCGGACGCGCCGACGTTGAGGTCGGTGCTAGAAGCCGACGGCTGGAAGGCCGGCGAGCCCGGTCAACTCTACGAGGTCGAGATCCCCGAAGACAGCGAGATGCTGCTGTGGGATCGGCCGTTGAGCGAGCAGCCGGCGAAGGTGCGGGAGGCGCTGCTGCCGTACCTTCAGGCTGAAGTAGACCGCCGCGAAGCTGACCGGCAGGCGCTCAACGCCAAGAACCCCGGCAGGCTCACGCACCCGGTGCTGTCTAAGCTCAAGAGCGTGACGCAGCCGGTGACGGCCGATGACATCAAAGGGCAATCCGCTTACGAGACGGTGAGCAAGACGCTTGGCGGCGACCAGCAGGCCAGCGAGGCCCTCATGGCCGCTGGCGTCAAGGGCATCAAGTACCTCGACGGCACCAGCCGCGGCGCTGGCGACGGCACGTTCAACTACGTCGTCTTCAGCGGCGACGACGTCCAGATCCGCAACCAGTTCTACCAAGGTGGCGATCCGAGCGGCCCCCAGATGGCCCTGAACGACGACATCCGCCGCGTCATGGACCGGATGCTCGCCACCGACGAGCAGATCGCGCAGGCCAACGAGGTGGCGGGCCTGATGCCCGACGAGGACGCCGACGCGCTGGCCAACGAGCGCCTGCGCAAGCGCTCGGTCGCTGACCTGAAGTGGTCGGTGCGTGCGCGCGACGCGGCCATCGCCAAGCTGCAGAAGCAGGCCAAGGCCATCGAGAAGGGCATCCGCGAGCAGGTGACGGCAGAGGTCAGCCAGCGCCCAGAGGTGCTGGCGAAGGAGATGCTGGCCAAGACGCAGAAGGAGAACGGCGGCAAGCTCAACGACACCGAGCGCGCGATCATCGCCGACGCCTTCGGCTACGAGTCGGTCGACGTCATGCTCAAGGCCATCGACGCCTTCGGCAGCAAGAAGGACGTCATCGACGGCGTGACCGAGCAGCGCATGCTGGAGGAGCACGGCGACCTGGTCGACGAGCGCGCCATCCAGCAGGCCGCCAACGAGGCCGTGCACAACGAGGCCCGCGCCCGCAGCTTGGCGACCGAGTTGCGCACGCAGGCCGAGATGCTGGGCGCGCGCACCGACACCGGCGAGACCAACGCCAAGGGCTCCCGCATCACCGTCAACGCGCTGGTCGAGGCGGCCAAGCAGTTCGCCGCCAACGTGGTGGGGCGCACGCCGCTGCGCGACCTTCGCTCCAAGTCCTGGCAGCACACCGCCGCCGAGCGCCGCGCCGCCAAGCGCTGGCAGGAGGCCACCGCTGCGGGCAAGACCGAGGACGCGGTCAAGGCCAAGCAGGACCAGATGCTCAACCACGCCGCGGCCAAGGCGGCGCTGGACGCGCAGGCCGAGTCGCAGAAGATCCTCGACTTCTTCCGCCGCGTCACCAAGGGCAACGACGAGAAGGTGGTCGAGCGCGGCCGCGACCCGGACATCGTCAACGCGGCTCGGGCGGTGCTGGCCGCCTACGGTGTCGAGAGCCCGGCCAGCAAGGGCGCGCAGGCCTACCTGGACGTGCTGAAGACCAGCGACCCGGAGACCTACGCCGTCATCGAGCCGATGGTGCAGGCCGCCACGCAGAACGCGCAGCCGCTGGACTCGCTGACCTTCGACGAACTCACCGCGCTGCACGAGGAAGTGCAGGCCATGTGGCACCTGGCCAAGCGCTCGCGCCAGATGGAGGTCGACGGCGACCTCATCGACATCGACGACGCAGCCGACGAGGTCTACGCGCGTCTGGAGCAGATCGGCATCCCCGACACCGTGCCGGGCGAGAGCGGCGCGCTGACGCGGGCCGAGATCGTCGCGCGCCAGTGGCTGCAGCAGGCCCCGGCGCTGCTGCGCCGCGTCGAGCAGTGGGCCGAGGCCAAGGACGGGAAGTTCGGCGGGCCGTTCCTGCGGTTCGTGTTCCAGCCGGTGAAGGACGCCGCCGACCGCTACCGCACCGACCGACTGGCCTACCGCGCGAAGTTCCAGGCGCTGGTCGACAAGGTCGCGCCGACCTTCACGAAGGGCACCGTCGAGGCGCCCGAGCTCGGCTACACCTTCGGCCGCGGGCACAACGGCATCGGCCACGCCGAGTTGCTGCACGCGCTGCTGCACACCGGCAACGAGAGCAACAAGCGCAAGCTGCTGCTCGGCCGTGGCTGGGCCACCGAGAACGCCGACGGCACGCTCGACACCGCGCGCTGGGACGCCTTCATCAAGCGCGCTGCCGACACCGGCGTGCTGCAGCCGGCGCACTACGACTTCGCGCAGGGCGTCTGGGACCTCATGGAGGAGACCAAGCCTCTGGCGCAGAAGACGCACCGCGACGTGTTCGGCCGCTACTTCGCCGAGGTCACGGCCGAGGCCTTCACCGACCCGTGGGGCCAGGCGCGCAGTGGCGGCTACGTGCCTGCTCAGGCCGACCCGCTGCTGGCGCAGGACGCCGACCTGCGCGAACTGCTGGAGACCGAGAACGCCGGCATGAGCCAGGCCTTCCCCGCCACGGCGCGCGGCTTCACCAAGGCGCGCGTGGACTACAACCGGCCGCTGAAGCTGGACCTGCGCACGCTGCCCCAGCACATCGACAAGGTGCTGCTGTTCAGTCACATGGAGCCGGCCGTGCGCGGCGTAGCGCGCCTGCTGCGCAACAAGAAGGTCGGCCAGCCGCTGGCCCGCGTCGACCCCGCAGCGATGGGCGGCATGCTCAAGCCGTGGCTGAACCGCGCCGCCCGGCAGACCGTCGAGACCCCGATCAGCGCCGACGCTGGTCTGAACCGCATGGCCTCGACGGTGCGCGGCCGCGTGGGCATGGCGCTGATGTTCGCCAACGTCAGCAACACGCTGCAGCAGATCACCGGCGCGTTCACCGCGGCGATCAAGGTCAAGCCCGCGCACATGACGCGCGCGCTGGCGCAGTACATCGCCAACCCGAAGAAGCTGAAGGACTCGGTCTGGACGCTGTCGCCCTACATGGCCGACCGCGCCAACAACGAGGTGGCTGTCCTGAGCGACACGCTCGAGGCGATCCTGGTCAACCCGACGACCTACCAGCGCGCCGAGCAGTTCACGCGCCGGCACGCCTACTTCATGCAGACGTTCCTCGACAACCAGATGTCGCCGATCATCTGGACGGGCGCCTACAACCAGGGCCTGGTCGAAGGCATGGACGAGCGCATGGCTGCGCGCTTCGCCGACGGTGTGATCCGCCAGACGCAGGGCAGCACGCTCCCCGAGGACGTGTCGCGCATCGAGACCGGCCCGGCCTACGCGCGCCTGTTCACGCAGTTCGTGGGCTACTTCAACATGATGGCCAACACGAACGCCACGGCGGTGCAGCAGATCGCCGGCGAGGTGGGCCTGAAGAAGGGCGCGGGCAAGGCGCTGGGCGTGCTGACCATCGGCCTGCTGGTGCCCATCTGGATCGCCGAGGCCATCGCGCACGCGATGCGCGGCGGGCCCGAGGACGAAGACGAGGACGGCTACCTCGACGACTGGCTGGCCGCGGTGTTCGGCTTCGGCACCATCCGAGGCATCCTGGCCGGCGTGCCGTTCCTTGGCGCGGCCGCGCAGTCCGCGGTCAACCGCTTCAACGACCAGCCGGCCGACGACAAGTTCAGCCTGTCGCCCACGGTGTCGGTGCTGGAGAGCGCGGTCGGCGCGCCGGCCAGCGTCTACAAGGCGATCGTCGACGACGCCAGCGCGCAGAAGGCCCTGCGCGACGCCAGCGCGCTCATCACCGTGACCACGGGCCTGCCCGCGATGGCGGCCGCCCGGCCGCTGGGCTACCTCACCGGCATCGCCGACGACCGCATCGAGCCCACCGGCCCGGCCGACATGGCGCGCGGCCTCATCACCGGCACGGCCAGCCCCGAGTCGAAGATCCAGAGGTAGTGCCCGTGATCCGCCGACCCGCCACCACAATGCCCGCGCCGACACCGAGGACCGCCGGATGACCACCCCCGCCACCCCCCGTCGAGCAGGCCCATTCCCTGGCAACGGCACGCAGACCGCGTTCCCGTTCACCTTCCGGGTGTTCAGCGCCACCGACGTCAAGGTGCTGCTGGCCGGCTCAGACAGCGTTGAGACCGAGGTGCCGACCGCCGGCTACTCGGTCACGATCAACGCCGACCAGGAGACCTCGCCGGGCGGCACGGTCAACCTCGTCGCGGCTCCCGCGCTCGGGGCGACGCTGGCCGTCGTCGGCGGCACCCCGTACTCGCAGACGCTGGACCTGCCCAACGGTGGCGCCTTCAGCCCGCGCGCGGTGGAGAACGCCTTCGACCGCACGGTCTTCCAGATCCAGCAGCTGGCCGAGGCGCAGGCGCGCGCTCTGTCCCTGCCGGCCACCGGCGCCGGCGCCAGCACCACCTTGCCGCCGCCCGTGGCCGGCAACGTCATCGGCTGGGACGAGGCGGGCCTAGCACTCCGCAACATCGACGCGGCTACCCTCGCGTCCATCGTCGCCTATGCCGACAAGCGCACGCTGGTGGCCGACGGCGGCGCGCCGTTCTACACGCTGGCCTCAGACCCGGGCAACGCAAGCAACACGCTGGTGGCGGTCGGCGGTGTGGTGCAGACGCCCGGTGTCGACTACACCGTCAGCGGCGTCACACTGACCCCGACCACGGCCTGGCCTGACGGCACCGACAACGTGGTCATCATCTACGGCGGGGCTCTGCCTGTCGGCACCGCGGCGGCGGCGAGCGTCACCTGGACGGCGGCTGGCACGGGGGCCCTGCCGCGGACAGCGGAGGACCGCTTCACCGACGTGGCGGTGGCCACCGATTACGCCTCGCTGCAGGCCGCCATCACGGCCAACTACAACCGCCGGCTCTACGTGCCCGCGGGCACCTACGCGCTGTCGGCGCAGCTGGACATCGCGGGCCCCATCGAGATCGACCTGGACCCGCACGCCATCCTCGACTTCTCAGCGCTGCCGGCCGGCACCGGCCTCGGCCAGCGCCACGGCATCCGCGCGCAGGGCTCGACGGTCGGCTCGGACATCGCCATCACCGCGAACGTGGCCCGCGGCTCCGCGGTGCTGCAGGTCGCCAGCACTGCCACGCTGGCCGCCAACGCCTGGATCATGGTCCGGTCCAACGACCTGTACTCCCCGGGCGCGGCGCCGGGCCTGCAGACGCTGGGCCACTTCGCTCGCATCAGGTCGGTCGACAGCGCCACTCAGGTCACGCTGTGGACGCGCAGCCCGTTCGCCTACACGGCGGCCAGCAACGCCCGCGTCACCCGCCTGGCGCTGCTGGGCGGCGTCACGATCCGCGGCGGCCAGATCGTCATGGGCGGCGTGGGCTCGGTGCACACCGGCATCCGGTTCGACTTCTGCCTGAATCCGCGGGTCATCGAGACGCAGATCGCTGGTGGCGAGGACACCGGCGTGATGTTCTCGCTGTGCGTGAACCCGACCGTCGAGCGCCCCATCATCATCAACAGCACCAGCCCGGGCGGCGCCATCGGCAACACCGGCTACGGCGTGGCGGTCTACGCCAGCGAGGGCGGATCGCTGACCGGCGGCTACTTCTTCAACTGCCGGCACTCGGTGTCGGGCGGAACCGGCCCGGGGTTCATCCCGCCGCGGGGCTTCACCACAAGCAAAACCTACTCGTTCGCCTGCGGCCTCAACACCTGGGCCCTGGACTGCCACGAGCCTTGCATCGACTGGTCGTTCATCGGCAACACGGTTGTGGGCGGCTCGGGCGGCATCGTGCTGCGCGGACCCGGTGCCAAGGCCATCGGCAACACCATCAGCGACGTGCTGGGCTCGGGCATCTACCTCGGCCAGTTCCAGAACAACACCGACGGCACGCCGGCGCAGGTGGTGACGGGCAACGTCATCAGCAACCCCGGCACCTACGGCATCCATGTGGTCGGCAACAACGTGGCCGGCGACCGCGTCCGCCGGGCGCTGGTCAAGGACAACAGCATCCGCGGCTCGGCAGGCCATGGGGTGCTGGTGCAGCACGCGGTGGGCCTGGACTTGTCGGGCACCGTGGTGGCCGATGTCGGTGGCACGTTCCAAGGGGGCATCTACATCCAGAACTCGGCCCAGGTCACGGTGATGGGCGGCACCATCGAGATGACCGCGGCGGCCAACGGCAACGCGGTGTTCGTGGAGAACAGCGACCGCACGCGACTGGTCGGCCTGAACATGGTGGGCAACGCCAGCGCCACGACGCAGGACGCCATCAGGGCCAACGCATCGAGCTCGCAGCAGGGGCTCATCGTGAGCGCCTGCACGGCGCAGTCCTTCGGCCGCTACGGGCTCTACACCACGAACACCGACCGGGTCATCGCCACGTCGAACGACATGCGCGACGTGGTGAGCGGCACCAAGATCCTCATCAGCGGCGCGACCACCTCGGTCAACGTCGACAACATCGTCTGAGCGTGGCCTCGCCTAGCGACGCAGTACAGCGGCAGATCGAGTACCTCGGCGAAGTCATAAGCGAATTGGAGAGCAGAGTGATCGACCCGCAGGAGTTCGGGAAGCTACAAGGTCAGGTTCAGGCCTTGGAGGCCAAGGTCGACACAATCGGCCGGAAGCTCGACGACCTCGTCACCTTGGCGCACGAAGGCAAGGGCGGGATCCGGGCGCTGTGGGCGGTTGGCGGCCTGATTGCCGGCGTGCTTGGCTGGCTGGGTGTCGAGCGGGTGCTGAAGTGACGCGCTCGTTCTCGCCCCGCAGTGAGCAGCGCCTCGCCGGCGTGCACCCGGACCTCATGCGCGTCGCGCGTCGCGCGCTCGAGCTCTCGCCGGTCGACTTCGCGGTGATCGAAGGCCTGCGCACGACCAAGCGCCAGGCGCAGCTGCTGAAGGCCGGCGCGTCGAAGACCATGCGCTCGCGCCACCTGACCGGGCACGCGATCGACGTGGCGCCGATCATCGCTGGCCAGGTGCGCTGGGACTGGCCGCCGTTCCACCAGATCGCGGCGGCGATGAAGCAGGCCGCGGCCGATCTCGGCGTGCCGATCGAGTGGGGCGGCGACTGGCGGACGTTCAAGGACGGACCGCATTTCCAACTGCCGTGGAAGGACTACCCATGAGCAAGACCCTCACCGGCATCGGCGAGGTCGCCGACGTGGTCGGCGGCGTGATCGACCGCATCTGGCCGAACAAGACCGAGCAGGAGCGCGCCGAATTGCAGGCGGCCATGCTGGTCGTGCAGGGCCAGCTGAAGGTCAACGAGGCCGAGGCGGGCAGCGCCAGCGCCTTCGTCGCCGGCTGGCGCCCGTTCATCGGCTGGGTGTGCGGCCTGGCGTGCGCCTGGAACTGGATCGGCCTGCCGATCACCAAGGCATTCCTGCCGCTGGCCACGGGCCTGACCATCTCGCTCGAGCCGGCGGACCTGACCGAGATGCTGCCGATCCTGGTCGGCATGCTGGGCCTGGCCGGCTACCGCAGCTTCGAGAAAACCCGCGGCGTCGCCCGCTGAAAGGATCGAGATGACCACACGCGTGCCGGCCCAGATGAGGGGCCTCTCGCCGGTCAGCGGTGACAACGCCGCCCAGATCAACGCCGCCATCGACGCACTGGCCGCCGCGGGCGGGGGCACTGTCGAACTCACCGCCGGGCTGTTCCCGACGGCCACCAGCATCGTGATGAAAGCTGGCGTGGACCTGGTCGGGCAGGGCATGCTGGCCACCCAGATTCAGCCCGCCGCAGTGGACGGCATCACCTTCACCCACCTCGAGGAGTACGGCAACAGCCGCATCAGCAACCTCGGCCTGGTGGGCGGCGCCGGCACGTCGGCCGCTGGTCGCCGCTGTAGTGCTTGACGACGAAGTCTTCGCTGGTTCGCATAATCAGGATTCAGACAGGGGTTGATCGGCCCGCACGTCAGCGGGTTGCGGGGTGCTTTGCGCACAAGCGCTTTTCGCGCAGGACACGCCACCAAGGGCGCACCCGGTGCACCTCGACGGGCTTGACGCTGCCGTAGCTGACCCACGCGAAGGGCGGGGTGGCGACCGGGTTGGCGGCACGCGACAACATGTTGTGCTCGGCGAAGTGGACGATGAGCCGGCCACCGCGGTCGTGCTTGCCGACGGTCCCGAGGTAGACCTGACCGCCGTCGCGGACGCGCACCGCGCAGCCCAAGGGCATGCGGTAGTGCCGGGCGACCATCAGCTTTTTGCGCTGGTGCGAGTTCATCATCTTCCTTTCAGCGCCGCCCACACTGCGGGCAGGCGCGGGTTGTAGTGCGTGTAACGCGGGTTATTGTTCAATGGCTGGTGGCCGTGGGGTGGTCACAAGGCGACCGCACCGCAGATGTCGCAGCGCTCACCCGGTTGGAGGTGGCACTCGCCGCAGGGCTCGGTGCGGCGGCCGATCTGCACCAGCGGTTTGTGCGCGGGCATCGCCGCAGCCAGGGCCTTGTAGCGCTCCACCTCACGCTCGCGCCAGTCGGGCTCGACCAGATCGCGCGAGCAGCTGACGGTTGGTTTCTTCTGCATGTTCATGCCCACACGCGCTGGAGGTTGAAGGTGCGGCGGTAGTACGCCAGGTCCGCGACTGCCACGATGCTGACCGACACCGACTGGCGCGCGGTCGGCGCGTCGTAGACGTAGGCGGTGTTCCCGTCGATCTCGTAGTAGCGCTGTTGCTTGGTCATTTCAGGCATCCGGTTGGTGAGTCGATGAAGCAGAGTGTACACGATCTTTCAGCATCTGCTACAGAGAAAACCCTCGTTCTGATGCGCATATTGTATAATAGGAAAAAGCTATTTGCTAAAGGCGCTCAATAGCTTAACCCTAACATCCTGCACGCCTACGACTTAGCAGCGGCTGATGGTTGTGCAGGATGCACGAGGCCCTTCACCACGTCAACGTGGATCAACCCCGTGTCGTGCCTCTCGTACAGCGCCAGCAGCGCATCCCACGCCCGCGCCTTGCGCTCCATCAGCAGGTAGTCGTCGACGGCCTGGGCGATGGGGTCGCCGGCCTTCGCGCCGGCGTTCATGCTGTCGATCAGCTGGCCCACCCGCTTGCCGCGCTCCAGCGACTCAGCGTAGTGGTCGCGCCGCGGCACCACGCCCGTAGGTACGGGCGGCTTCTCGCACGCAGGGCACCGCGGCCATTCGCCGACCGCCGGGTACACCCGCACCGGGCCGTGCTCGGGGCAGTTCAGCAGCACGCTCATTCTCTCCGTCCTTTCATCGCCTCAAGCAGCAGCGACTGCACCGAGGCCTTGGTCTTCAACCGCGCGAGGACGAGCTCGTCGACCGTCCCCTGCGCCACGATCCGGTGCACGTACACCGGCCTGTTGTAGCCCGACTGCGCCTGGCGAGTGGGGCCGATCCGCTCGATCACTTGCTCGTGTTCTTCGAGGTTCCACCAGAGGCCGAAGAAGACGAGGATGTTGCCGCCATCCTGTAGGTTGAGACCATGCCCCGCCGAAGCAGGATGCGCCAGCAGTACAGGGATACGCCCGGCGTTCCAGCTTGCGACCGTAGCAGGGTCAGCGTCCAAGGCCCGAGCGTGAGGGAACGCCCGTTGTAGTCGTGCCAGGTCACTCTTGAAGTGGTAGGCCACCAAGACGGGCGTGCCAGCAGCTTCTTCCACCACCGACTTGAGAGCTTCGATCTTGGCGTCATGGAGTTCCTTCCAGGTTCCTTGGTCGTCGATGTACAGGGCGCCGTTGGCGGCCTGCAGGCACTTCATCGTGAGGGCCGCGGCGTTGAACGCCTCGACCTCGTGGCCACCGGCCAGCGTGGTGAACATCTCCTTCTCGAGCTCGCGGTAGTGGCGCCGCGCGCCTGGCGGGAGCTCGACCTCGATGGTGTTCTCCACCAGCGGCGGCAGGTCGAGGTAGTCCTGCGCGCGCACGGTGATCGTGCAGTCGGCCAGCGCCGCCTCGATCTGCTCCTGCGCGTGGGCCTGCGGCACCACCTCGCCGCCGAACTTCTGCCCGGGCCGGCGCTTCGTGGCGAACCAGCGGTTCTCGAAGGCGCTGAAGGTGCGCCCGAGGCGCTGGCCCTCGTCGATGAACCACTGCTGGCCCCAGAGGTCGCGCAGGCCGTTGGGCGCCGGCGTGCCGGTGAGGTTGACCCAGCGGCGCACGCGCTTGTGGGCCACCTTGCCCAGGGCCTGGGCGCGCACGCCACCCTGCTTCAGGCGGAAGGACTTCAGCCGGGTGGCCTCGTCGGCGATCACGGTGCGGAATGGCCAGAGGGGCCCGAGGAAGTCCACCAGCCACGGCAGCTTGTCGTAGTTGATGGTGACGATGTCCATGCCGCGGGCGTGCACCAGGTGGCTGCGCTCGGCCTCGCTGCCGGTGGCGGCGCGCAGGCGCAGGCCCTGGAGGTGCGACCACTTCTTGACCTCGCCCGGCCAGGTGCTGGACGCCACGCGCAGGGGTGCGAGGATCAGCGCCGGGAACGGGTCCGCGGTCATCGACAGGCCGTCCAGCGCGGTGAGCGTGCTCACCGACTTGCCGGTGCCCATCCCCGCCCAGACGTTGCAGCGGTCGTGGTCGGCGATGAACTGCCAGATGGCCCGCTGGTAGTCGCGGGGGGTGAAGGGTTGGGTCATCCGATCGCCCACACGACGAGACTGGCGAGACCGCAGATCAGCAGGAAGCCGATGAACGTGAGCACCTTGTCGGCGCCACTGTCCTCGTAGGCCGCCAAGCGCTCGGCGAGTTCTTCCTTCTCCAAGCGCGCCCGGGTCTCGGGGATCTGAGCCTTGCGTGCGCGCACGCGGGTGATGATCTTGCCGCTCATAGTGTCTTCCGTATCTGGCGCACGCGGGCCTCGGTGATGTTGAGATCGTTGGCCACCGCGGTGGCCTTCCACCCGGCGCGGGCGGCCACTGCGGCCCGGCGCTCGGCGGCGACGCGGCGCGCGGCCTCACCTCGGGCGTAGGTGGCCAGCGCCTCGCGGAACTTCTTGACGCCCAGCGCCTTGGCCACGGTGACAGGAACCTCGTAGGTGGTGAAGCGCGTACCGTCCTCACGCTCGTAGCGGCGCACGGTCAGGCCAGTGCCGCGGCCGCGGGTCTCCAAGCACTTCACAAGAACCTCGCCAACTCGAAGATGGAGGCCGGCGCCTGCACGCGGCGCTTGGCCTTGTACCTGGCCACGATCTCGGAGTTGGGCCGGCGCTTGGGCCTCGGCGCGCAGGCCTTGTCGCCCAGCGCATAGACGGGCCTGGGCTGGTGCTTCTGCCCCAGCACGTCGATCGTCCACTCCTTGATGTAGACCTGCTTGCGGCGAGCCGTGCGCATGGTGCTCAGGACACCGCCCACGTCGCGGTGCGTGCTGCCCGGGAAGAAGGCAGCCAGGTCTTGGCTCAGGAGGGGGCCGTCTGCGAGCACGTCGCGGACGCCTTGGTGCGTGACCTTCACGACAGCAACTCCTCCACGCCCTCGATCGAGTCGATCACGACCACGCGCTGGCCCATCTTGCGCATGCGCTCGTGCTCGCGCAGCTGGTAGGCCTCGGGCTTGACGCCGGGGGCCTTGAGCTCGACCCAAGTGGCGGTCGGGGTGCGCCCTACGACGCGACCCTTGGTCTTGCCGTAGCCTTCCCGAAACACCGGCAGCATCACCAGCCGATCCGGCGCGCCGCGGCGGCCGACCCACTCGACCTTGCGCACCTCGCCGCCCAGCGCCTTCACGCGCTGGACGAGGTGCTTCTCGATGTCGCGTTCACGCATGGCGGGCCTCCAACATGGCGTCGGCCGTCGCGTAGGCCAACCGCGCCATTTCCGCATGCCACGATGCCGGGCTTTCGACGGTCATAGCGCTAAGCGCCGCCATGTGCGCCGGCAGCGCCTTCGCCGCGAAGTAGTCGCGCAGCGTCATGCCGCTGTACATTGGCGCCCACGCATCGTGGGCCAGTCGCGGGAAAGCAGGCCCACCACCCTTAGTGTGTTCGTTCACAGTTCCACCCCCGCCGTCACGACCACGACCGCGAGCACGGCCAGCACGCTGACCAGGCCGGCCAGCAGGAACTCGACTTTGCCCATGGCGAAGTCCTTGGGCTCGACGCCCACACCGGCGAGCCGGTAGCGCAGCGAGTCGCGGGTGTCCATGAGGGCGAACAGGTTGCGGGTCAGCTTCGCCCAGGCCGGGCTGTCGCGGTCAGCGATCACGAGGTCCATCTCGCAGTCGTCGATCTCGTCCAGGCGGTACTTGAGGCGCTCGAAGAAGGTGGAGGCGCGCAGGAGGGGGTTCATCGCGCGCTTTCAGAAGGGCGCCGGTTCGCCCGGCGGGTACGCCGGCTTGCGCTGGCGCGGGGGTGGAGGGAGCGGGCGGCCCTTCCAGGTGGGGAAGGGCCAGTTGCGGGGTGGGGTCACAA